GCGCTACTACCACACTGGTGTAAGAAAAAGCAGCTTTAATTTGGGATGGAAAGTAGCCCGCCGATTTAACCTTGCTAAAGCAAGTGCTGAAATGGTTAACGGATTACTCTGTATCCAAATCCCACTCGCTAACGAAGCGAAACCAAAAACTTTGACAATTAAGTAATCAAAGGTTGGTGCCCTGAAGATTCTTTCGTATATTCACACGTATTAAAAATTAACAAGTTATGGAGTTTATTAAAGACCCGGCACTCGGCCAATACTTTATTCAAATTGATGACCTGAACTACTCAGTGTTCCAACAGATTATTCCAGATAGTGGAATCCCTTATGATTCATGTGTGGGTCACTTTAGTAATTTGAGTAGAGCCCTTGAACGAATTGCCGAACATAAGGTGCGCCAGCAATCTTATGATACTATTAAAGAGTATATTAAAGAATTGAATAACATTAAAAACGAATTAAAAAATATTGTACAATGAAATTAAAAGCACTGTTTAATGCAGTAATCGTCAAGCAAATTGAGCAAGACGAAAGCACTTATGGTACCATCGTTGTCCCAGATATGGGCAAAGAAAAAAACCTTCGAGGGGAGGTGGTTGCGGTAGGACCTGGTTACCATTCGGCAATGGGTAACTTTATTGAAACCACTGTAAAAGTAGGAGATGAAGTACTCCTTCCATCAATGGGAGCTACTAAAGTAGATTATGATGGAGAAGAATACTTAATGATTGAAGAAAATAAAATTTTAGGAATTGTAGAAAAATGAGTAAGATTATTAATTATGGAGACGATGCTAGAAAAAATCTAGCAGTAGGTATCCACCAACTCGCAGATGCCGTAGTAACTACTTTGGGTCCTAATGGACGAAATGTAGTTGTTCAAAATGAACAAGGAACCCCCCAAAGTACTAAAGATGGAGTAACTGTAGCTAAATCAATTGAACTTGAAGATCCTATCCAAAACACAGGAGCTCAAATGTTGAAGCAAGCTGCTATTAAAACTGCAGAACAAGCAGGTGATGGTACTACTACTTCTACACTTTTAGCTCGTGAAATTGTTGAAGCGGGTCTTCGTTACAGTGACAAAGGAAATAATATTGTAGAAATTAAGCGTGGGATTGATAAGTGTGTTAAGGCACATGTTGATTACCTTCGTAATCTTTCTCAAGATATTTCTAGTGAAGACCAACTTCGTCAAGTAGCTACCATTTCAGCTAACAATGATGAAGAAGTTGGTGAGTTGATTGCTACTGCAATGGAAAAAGTGGGACGTGATGGTGTAGTTACCATTGAAGAGTCACGTACTGGTGAAACTTATCTTGAAACAGTTGAAGGTTTGCAATTTGATCGTGGTTACAAGTCACCTTATTTTGTAACTAACAATGACACAATGAGCACTACCCTTAAGGATGCTGCTATTTTGTTTTATAATGGTCGAATTACTACTGTAAAAGATTTGCTCCCATTGTTGGAAAATTTGTCTCAACAAGCTAAATCTCTTCTTATTGTTGCTGAAGATATTGATGGTGAAGCACTTGCTACACTTGTTGTAAACAAGATGAGAGGTATTTTGAATGTTTGTGCAGTTAAAGCCCCAGACTTTGGAGATCGTCGTACTTTGCTTATGAATGATATGGCTACACTTACTGGTGGTCAAGTTGTTGATAAAGATAAAGGTATGAAACTTGATAAGTTTGACCTTAATTGGTTAGGTGAGTGCCGTACAGTTACTGTTACTAAAGAATCAACTACTATTGTTGATGGCGCCGGTGAAGAAGAAGCAATTGAAAACCTTTGTAATGAGCTTCAATCCCAAATTGAAAACTCTACATCACCATTTGAAATGGAAAAACTTCAAGAACGACTTGCTAAGTTGGTTGGTGGTGTAGCAGTAATCCATGTTGGTGGTAACACTGAAACTGAAATGCGTGAAAAGAAAGATCGTGTTGATGATGCACTTCAAGCTACAAAAGCAGCTATTGAGGAAGGTATTGTACCAGGAGGTGGGGTAGCACTCCTTAGAGCAGCTCACGATATTAAGTGCAAACCAAGCAATGACGATCAAAAACTTGGATGTAATATTATGTTTAATGCTTTGCGTAAGCCATTCCATCAAATTTTGTTGAATGCTGGTGAAGAAAACTCTCATAGTATTGAACATACTATTCAACGAGCTAAAAATAAAAATATAGGTTATAATTTAAGAAAAGGTAAGTGTGAAGATTTCCTCGAAGCAGGAATTATAGATCCTACCAAGGTTACGCGTTGTGCTCTTGAAAATGCAGCTTCAATCGCAGGTACTATTTTGTTAACAGAATGTACAGTAGTTAACAAACCTGAAGACAAGCAAGAAGAAGTTGGAGGCATGCCTGGAATGTTTTAAATTTAGGTAATGGCTGAATTTCAAACAGTAGAACAAAAACAAGTGATTGCAAAGAGAGTACCGCCGGGTGACCGGTGGTCTCTCATTGCAGATCCTTCGGAAAAGGTACATGAATCACTAACTGAAGCCCTAGAAGCATACTTTCAAGAAACTAAATTTAATGCTGCTTTTTATTTAGATCCTTTAGGAGGCAGTTTGTATGCTGTTAAAAGAGAAGAAGTAGAAGTTGAACCCGAACCAATTAAAGAATTTAGTTTGTACGGAGAATTTAGACAAGGAGTATGATTGAGAATAGTTTGTGGGTAGAAAAGTATCGTCCTAATGTACTTGAAAACTACATTGGAAACGAACACCTTAAAGGAATTATTGAACGATATTTAGGAGAGAACGACCTCCAAAATCTAATCTTCTATGGACCCGCTGGCACAGGAAAAACAACTTTGGCTAAACTTTTGGTTAAAAATCTCAATTGTGAGCACCTTTATATTAATGCCAGTGATGAAAGAGGTATTGAAACTATTCGTGATAAAGTATCGGGTTTTGCGAGCACAATGTCATTTAAGCCTCTTAAAGTGGTCATTTTGGATGAAGCTGATTTTCTTACTATCCAAGCGCAGGCTTCTCTCCGTAACGTTATTGAAACGTTCTCTAAAAGCACTCGGTTTATTTTAACTTGTAATTACGTAGAGCGTATTATTGATCCTCTACAATCACGTTGCCAAGTACTTAAGATTGTACCCCCAAGTAAAGGTGAAGTTGCTAAGCATATTTATAAAATTTTATTTGATGAAGGAGTACAACACAGTACTGATCACCTTAAAGATTTAGTAAACCAATACTACCCAGACGTACGTAAAATGCTTAACGTATGTCAAATGTCTGTTAAAGATCATGAGTTAGAGTTAGATAAACAAACACTTGTATCATCTAACTATATTGATAAGGTAATTAAATTATTGCCTAATAAAAAGTCATTCAAAGACATTAGACAAGTAATTGCTGACTCCAACGTACAGGATTTTGAAGCGCTATACAAAGCTCTATATGAGCGTATGGACGAATATACTTCACGACCTGCTGAAGCAATTATTATTATTGAGGAATACATGTACCACTCTAATTTCCGAATTGATAAGGAAATTAACGTGATGGCATGTATTTCTAAACTACTTGATATCTCTGGTAAAGTTGTTCTATAAAGATATTATAGAATTTGGAGACAGAAAGTTTTTATTGTATCGTACAATTAAAGCTACTGAAAAAATAGATGCTAATATACTTAAAAAATATTGGCATTGCGATACAGTATTAAAAAAAGAAAACTTATATTATTTTTGTAACGAAATTAAAGAAATAGATTATGAAGAAATCCCAACTTAAAGAACAACCTCAATTGGATTTTGATAAAACAACAGCTATCCCCAACAATTCAGGAGGAATGTTGTTCCAACAAGGTTTTGTTTTAAGAAAAGTATCCCGTTTTATCACAGGAGGAGATGAAGACGCAGTTCTTCCAATCCCTGTTTTCTATGACCAAGAAACAGGTAAAATCCTCCAGGATACTCTCCCACCAGAACTCCGTAGTGAGTATGACACTATTTGATTGGTTAAAAGAATTAACAGGTAAAAAACGAGATTGGGACTCCTTCTCGGATAAAGAGAGGGAGTCCTTTAATCCTTATATGGTTAATCGTTTTTTATCTATGCATGAACCTTTTGTTGAATTAGTTAATTATGTTCAAACTATTCCTTATACCGAAAAACAAAAGTATTATACAGTATATTGTAAATTGCTTCCTAAGCAAAATGTTTGGCTTAAATATATTAAATCAAAAATGAAACAACCCACAGTAGAATTAGTATCCGCTCTTGCAGATATTATGAAGTGTTCTCGACGTGAAGCAGCAAATGCTGTTATGATTTTAGATAATGATCATTTAGAAGAAGTACTATACAAAGCAGGCTACCAAGATAAAGAAGTAGCTAAAATGTTTAAGTAATGGACAGTATTGTAACCTCAGTTATAGAACAATTCAAAACTCGATCAGAGTTTGGTGAAAAAAAGTATGGTGTTAATATGGATCGAGATGATCTATCATTTAAAGAATGGGTCACTCATATGAAAGAGGAACTCATGGATGCTATACTTTATTTAGAAAAATTAGAAAAATTACATGGCCAAGAAGCCTCAAATACTTAAGGAAATACAAAACAAGGAATTGCCTGAGGTAAATTACGCTTACCAAAAAACAATTTCTTATTCTCAAATGTCTATGTATAGGAGTTGCCCACACAAGTGGGCACTTCAATACAAGGATGGACATTATGATGATTCTCCTTCAATCCACTTTACATTTGGTACTGCTATGCACGAAGTAATCCAAGATTGGCTTACAGTACTATATGAAGAATCAGCTAGTAAAGCAGACCAAATTAATTTAGAGGAACAATTCCAGGAAAAGTTTATAGGACTTTATAAGGAAAGTTACTCTAAAAATAGTGAAACCCATTACTCGTCACCTGAAGAACTTAGAGAGTTTTTTGAAGATGGAGTAGCAATCCTTGATTTTATTAAGAAAAAACGAAACCAATACTTTAGTAAGCGTGGTTGGCACCTTGCAGGTATTGA